GGAGATCTAACCCTACATTACCTTCAGGTAGAGCTCCGTTAATTGTATCTACTGGGGTTGGGTTAAAATTTCCAGCGTATTGAGAATTTGCAACACCACCCATTTGCATTTCACCTAAAATACCACCAAACATTGCTTGTCTTTCAGCAGCTGTTAATTGTTTAGGTTTTTCAATATGAGGTTGAGCATAAGTATCTCTTAAAGATTCTTGCACAACCGTTTTAGGGGCACGAACTGCCTCCAGAAGGATATCTTTTAATTCCTCATGGATTGCTTCTCTTACAGCTTCTTTTATTAAATTTTTGAGTTCTGTAGTTTTCATCGATTTATAAATATTAAAATTAGTAAGCTTTTAAATTATCTCTGTCAATTATTAATTTAAGTTCATTAATTAATGTTTGATCATCTGTTGTAAATGATAGTTCTGTTTGAATTAAAACAATTCCTGTTTGGTTTTTACCAACTGCTCTTCTACGAGTTACTGTAGGAGTAAAAGGAATTTCTTCTATTTCAATAACAAAACCATTATATGTTACTTGATTTTGAGTTTGTGATGCTTGTGCTTGTGCATTAGATATATCATTAATTTCTTTAGATATAGGATCTAAAGTAGCATATTGATCACATTTTTTTATATAAGCATCTATAACATCCAATAATGCTTTTGCTTGAAGGATATATGTTCCTATTACTGATACTGTTAAAACTACACTATTTAAAGATCCTTTTAACTCTGGGATTTTAGGAGTTCCATTTGCTTTAAAACGTAAAGTATCTGAAGCATCTGCAAGATCATTAATTAATGAAACAGCTAATGCTGGAGAAGGAATACCTGGAGGGAGGGCTTTTAATATTTGATTTGTTACTACTTTAACATTTCTAATATTTTGTATTAATGGAAGAATAATATTTAAAAAAGTAGATACTCCTGTTAATAGTGTACTAATTCTAGTTAAACTTTTACCAACATTATTTAAACTATTTACAATATTATTTCTTTCAACAGTTAATTGTTGTAATAATACTGGTGATGGACAAGTATTAGGATCTGGAATGTATTTTTGTATAAGATTTTGTAATGATGGTTGAATTATTTGGGGTACTTGAGATCCTATAGTAAGTAAAGATGGTGCTAATTTAGCTAATCCTTTAGGTTTTAAATCATCAGGAATAGCATTTTTAATAGTATTAACATCTACAGTTTGTGATGATGCCTGTAGGGATTTCTTTTTAGAAGCTGCTAACTCTCTTAAACGGAGTTGGTCTAATTTAGATGGATCAATCATTATACTGTATAATTATATTTTGATTTAAGGGATTCTAAATTAGCTTGTAAGGCACCTAACGAACTTACTAATTGTGATGAAGCTATATTTAATGGAGCTAAAGGGGTACCAGCAGGGGTGGAAACCAATGTACTACAAATTTGTGCAAACGAAGATAAATTTGAAATTAATTGATTTAAAAGTGTTACTGTTTGATCACCTAATAATAAAGGTTCAGTAGCATTTTTAGATCCTAAATATATGTTTCCTGATTGGACTATTAATGTTGGGGTATCTATATTTACACCTTCAACAGCGTTTAAATTAATTGATTTTTTAGAACTAAATAAAATATGATCTGTTGTTGAGTTAAATACTAAACGACCAGAATTTAATATAATTTGTTTTCCAGCATATTGATCAGGTGATTGAGGAATATTATTTTTATAACTAAAATAATTAGTACTAGATGCTTTTAAAGGAATTTTTTGAGTACTTGTTGAATAAATAGAAGATTCATCATTGTTAATATCTTCTACTGTTGGTACCCATCCTTCTTCACTTTGTGTACCTTGACCATTTCTAATAATTAATATTGGATCACCGTTAGTTCCTGTTGAAGACCATGTATTTATAGTATCTTTAACAGTTGAACCTATTCTTATACTATTACCCCATCTACCTTCATAAAGAATATCTCCTTCAAAAGGTAATAAAGGGTGAATATTAGAACGTTCTTTAAATGTTTTTCCTAAAAATATTTCAGTAGATTGATCTGTTATTCTTCTAACATTACCTGTTTGAGTTTGAATATAATCCTTCTGTTGTGAAGGAGGTAAAGCATTTGGTGCTGTAGGATAAGCATTATGGTGAGGGTGGTTCCATAATGAAACTATATCAATATAATAAGCAATAGTATTTGATGAAATGGTATCAATATTAGTATCGGGAAGTCCTATTAAATATACAACTTCATTTACTAAAGGTAAATTCTTAAAATGTCCTGAAAGGGGGCGTGCAGTAGGTAAAGAAGGAGAAGGTAAAGGATTATTAACATCTTCATATTCAATAACTCCTAAAGCATTCCATTCACCTAATTCTTTAAATCTAGGATGAGATTCATCTAAAATAATACTTAATACTCTAACAGCTCTAATTATATTAGATTGGGAAATAGCATTTTTAACATCAAACCCATTATTTAAGTTTGTGTTTAAATTTTTATTTAATGCTGAAAATCCATATCTAGTGGCCATTATTTATCTCCTTTTAATTCATTCATTGCTGAAAGTAATTGTTCTTTTTCTTCATCAGAAATAGTTAAATTACCTTCTGCTGTTTGAGTTTGCATAGCACGTTGAGCTAAAGCTGCCATTTTGATTAATATATCATCATTTTTAACACTAATTTCCATGTATTCCTTAATTAAAGGAACCACTAAAGTAGCATCACCAATTTCTGAGATTAATGGTTTTAACTCGTTTATAAGAGCTGTAACTTGTTTGTCTTTTTTCTGTTGGTTATTATAAATTTCCTCCAGAATATCGGAAAATTTTTTCTTACCAAAGATTACGTTATCAAATTGTGACATAAATATACAATTTTGTTTCTAATAAATATTGAAACTAGAAATTTGTATATCCGTGTTCTAAATAAAAGATATAGTTTTCTTTAAAAATATCGTAAAGTTGATTTGCTATTTTAGTGATTTTAGGAGTCTTTACATCAACTTGTTCACGGATATAAATGTAAAGTGCTTTTTTATTAAAAACATCTAAATGTTCTCTTTTTCTAAATAGTTCTAATATTGCATCTGCTATTTGAGCATCATATTCTTTTGGAAATAATTTAAATATGTGTTGGGTGCAATATTCAGTATATTCATCTATAAATTGAGATAATTTTTCATTATAAGGACTATCATCAATGTTATAAGAGTGATTTTCATCTTCTTCTAATACTTCAATAGGTGCTGTGTCAACACGTTTTTTATAATTTTTCTGGTTTGAAAGGATTAAATAGCGTTTTGCAATTGTTCCAAAATATGAGTATGCTTTTGCACCTTTTGATTGATCATATAAATGAATTTTAGAAAGAAGGAATGTAATTACTTCATGTTGTAAGTCCTCAATATTATCTACCTCAGTATAATAAAATTTAAATGTATGGATAATATTTTCGGTTAACTTAAAAAATCCATAATGGATTCGTTCTCTATAAATTTTACTTCTTTCTTCAGAATCGTCTGTGTGATTGTATAAAACAATAGCATTTTCAGTGTCTTGGGTAAAGTATTGTACCCCTTTCTTTTTTTTCTTAACTACTACTTCCATTACTTTTCAACATTCTTGATGATGAAAGTATTTAAAATAGTTTGGATACTTTGTATTTGTTGAAAGAAAAATCCTACTTCATCATCTGATTTGAAACTACCTTTAATATCGATTTCTTGGATTTTTTTATCCGCGGCTTCAATAGTTTGGGAGATTTTATTTAAATAAGTCATATACCCTGTAAGGATATCTTCTTGTTTTTCGTTTTTACGTAAGAGGTTAAAGGTCGTGTATCCTAAGATCACGACCATTATGCCTAAAATTATTGTTAATACTATCATAAGTTGTCTAATAAGTTTTTAAGACCCTCATTTTTTAGTGAACCTAATGCTTTAGTTTGTTTACTATCTTTTGATGGGTATTTTTTATTTGACTCCAATGTAAAACTTTTCTTTTTATTATCCACGCTACCTTGTAATTTAGGTAACCATTCACGTTCAAATTCAATACGTGCTGCCATTAAATCGGCCTGGTGTATAATGTATGGAAGGGAAGTACGAGGTTTTTGTTCGGGCATGTAAGCCATAAGATATTTCTCATTTGCCTTATCATATAAACCATCATGTGTTTGAATTGATATCATTTCGTTAAAGGTATATTGAATACCATGAGATTGAAGCATAAATAAACCTCTATCTGGAACTGATGCAAATGGGACTTTAGTATTAAACATATAGTCCTCTCCTAATTTTTCACGTCTCCAATTATCAGTCTGGGGGATGTATGATTCTTCAGTTTCGGAACCCATTTTACCCAAATCATGATTTAGAGCCGAAAATACAAGTTCTTCTTTAGTAAATGTATCTAAATCAGCTCCCATTTCACCCCACAATTTGTGAAGGTGAAGAGCACAAGTTACAACACGATTAACATGTTCTACATACCCTCCAGGAAAAGCATTATGGTACTCTTTTTTATGAGCCGCAGGCATTAAAACAATACGATCTTCATATGTTTCATAAAACTCTTTAAGTTTAGTTTTACGTGGTTCGGAAATATGGTCTTCAATAAAACCCATAAAATCCAACCAATTTTGTTGAATTTGTTCTGCTGTTAGTTGCATAAATTAAAAACGATTAATTTCTCCGGGTGCTAGAGGTTCTTGTTGAACGAATGCTTTTGCATCATCGATAGCTTCACGAAGGGTAATGAGTACTTCTTCTACTTGTTCTCTTGAACCACCTCGGTTCAACATCATGTGTAATTTACCTACTTCACCCTCGGCTCTCTCTAACCTTCTCATTATTATTTCTCTATTCTTCATAATATTCTTTATTTTCTTTTCTCTCGTATCTCAAATATAATAATACAAAAACGAGTCTCCAAGCTTAGGTTAAAAGTTCTTCAAGAATATTTTGAATTTTTTTAAGGTGTGCACATTTTTCATATTCTTCGAATTCTTCAAAGTAAGAAATAGCAAACCTTACATAAGTAAGAAGGTAATCGTCGGCATAATGTAATATAGCTTCTTGACATATCCTATCCTGAGTGTTGATTTTTGATATCCAAAACCAAGCTCTATTATAAACTACAAATTCTCCGGCTTGTTCAACATCATATAGATCTAATTCCTCATCCATTTTAGAAAAGAAATTAATTACTTTTTTATTAAATGTTTTATGATTATGGATAAGTTTTTTAAACATACCCACCCAGAATAAAGGATGTTCTTTTAAATCTAAAGCAGCATCTACAGCTTTATTTTCTTCAGGTGAAGAATTTTTTCCCTCACCATCAAACAATCCAAATATTTTACCCACGTCCATGATTATAAATATGTTTATAATCGATTTTAAGCGCATATAAAAACAAAACGCGGAACCTTCATATGGCTCCGCGTTAGTTTTGTAAAAATTTTATATACAATTATTTTATATCTGCTGATTCTATCAGTGTATAAGTAAATGATTTACCATGGATGGTTGCTGCTTTTCTACAAATAACCATAAATGCTTCAAAATCAACAGCTTTTTTAAATACTTGACATCCCTCAGACCAATTCTCAACAAACGTTGAATCAACACCGGCTTTGTGTATATTAATACCAAATACTCCTTCAGCAATTTTTGTTTCATCGTAAGTTAAATCACGATTAGCATCGCGGTAAACTTTAACTGGTTTAGCTTGTTTTAAAGCTTCGTATTTTCCTTGGTGTAAACCTAGGGTATGTGAACCTCTGTATTGACCTTCAACTAAACGAGCAACACCGGCTGCGTTGTGATATTCCTTAACACCTTTTTTTCCTGGATCTGTTGTAGCTGACCACTGGTGGAATTTCCATTCACCACCTTCTTTATAGGAAATAGTAATGTGATCATCAAACACATTAGTTACTACTTGACCAGTTGCAGAGTTACGTACTCCAACAATATTAACATCAAAATCTTTTGCGCCTTCAAACCAAGCATATCCTTTAGCTTTTACAGCGGCTTCTATTTGTTCTCTTGTGTAAGCCATTATTTAACGTATTCGTAATATTTATAAGTTTTTAATTTTCTATCTTCTAATCCGTGAGTACCACCATTGATTCTTTTAGTTAATTCTAAAATAGCAGCATCATTAATTCCTTTATCACATATTGCCCATAATTTGTTTTTTTCAAAAAAGAACATTGCTGAATCAAAAGAATATTTAGTAGCTACTAAATCAGGATTTTCCATTATCTCATTAGTACCCAAATATTTAGCAAATGCTTCATAATTCGCTTTTCCGGTAAGTTGTAATGCACCTCGCCCCCTGTATTTCCAACCATCACCTGATGCTTCATTACCATTACCCATTCGGCTAGCATATACTCGGTTGGCAATCTTTTCTGGTTGGCGCGCATATGATTCTTCTAAATTCCCCGGAAAGTATTTTCCAAAGATACCTTGTAATCCTTGTGATGAATAATTTAGGTTTTCTGAGAATGCTTTAAAACCACCTGTTTCATGAGATGTTTGAGCAAAGAAATGTGCTGCTCTTACAGGTGTTAATTTTAACATTGCCATAGCGGCTTTCATAGTACCAGGACCAAAAGCACCATCTGCGGCTACTCCTGCTCTTTCTTGTAAACTTTTTAAACTCATTACTCTTCTTTATTATCTATTTCATCAATTTTATCTACTTTTTCTTTAATGTTATCTACTTTCTCAGCAATTTTTTCATCTAAAGTAGTTTTACTTAAAATAAGTTTTAATACTGCATGCCATACTTTTAGTAAAGCGTCTTTAATTTCATTCATTTTCTTCTTCGTTTTTATTATTTCCTTTTTTATTTAACCATTTATCTACAGATGCTATACCAAATGCACCTAAGATGATTATCATAAAACCATCGAATATAAATTCGTTAATTACTAATGCTGTACCTACATATCCTGTTACTAGGTCAACAATAAGAGCTACACATAAAAAGAAAAAAGCAATAAATCCTACTAATGCTTTTTCATTAATAGTGTTGTTGTCGTCAAATAAATCTTTAAAAAATTTTTTCATGATTATTAAAATTACTTTTGAATTGTATCAATAGTAGTAACTTCAATAGAATCTGGTTTAACGTTGAAAACTTTTTGGATAAAATTTTGTTTTTTAGGTAACTTTGATTTAGTTTCTATTAATTCATTAGTAACCTTATTTAATTCTTCTTTAGTAAGAACTAATTCTTTTTTAAGTACTTTATTTTCTTTAACTAATACATCTTTAGTATGGTAAGTTTTTTCTACTTTTTCTTCTAACCCCTCAGTTTTTTTCAACATTATTTCTGTTTTTTTAATCATATCAACAGTTGTGTCTATATCTGAAGAGGTTGGGGATTTTAAATGAGTAGTTTTTTCTTGGGAACAAGAAATTAATATAAACGGGATTAATAAGAATAATTTTTTCATTACTTTGCTATTTTATCTAATAATTCTAATTTAACAGATGCTCTAGCTAAAGTACTATCACTTTTGCGTAGTCTTTCTTCTAATCCATCAATTTTTGTTGTGAGTTTTTGAACCTCAGTACCACAATTTTCAATTTGGCCTTGATAATTCATTTTGTTATCTACATAAAGATAACCAACAGCAAGAATAACTAAAAATAGGAGACCTTTTACAGGGTCTTTGGAGAATTGCTCAAAGCTTATAGGTAATTTCATATATCTTTTAATAATTAACTAAAAAATACAACTACTCTACAGCTTTCGCTGTCAATGATACATATTGGAAAAAATTTTTTTCGTCGGGAAGACAGGACTCGAACCTGCGGCCTCCTGGTCCCAAACCAGGCGATCTACCAACTGATCTACTTCCCGAAAAAAGAAAAAGCTTCGGGTCTTTCGGGGTTACTGGTAATAACAATGCTTCCGGATTCGCTACTATTAACCCTTTTTCACGGTTTAAGCTCCTAAATTATTACTACAGCTTCACTACTTTTTCTTTAGCGGTCCATACGAGAATCGAACTCGTAGCGCAGCATAGACAGTGCCGCATGTTAGCCATTACACCAATGGACCAAATAAAACATAATACTACTTTAATAGCGCTTACCCAATTTTACAACAGAGCGCATTACCTTGTTAGACCGTTATTTGGGGAACGACTTCTAACAATCCTACCTACCCATATTATGTTTTTGTGGAGCAGAAGGGATTCGAACCCTCATCCTCTTCCTTGCAAAGGAAGCGCTCAGCCAGTTGAGCTACAACCCCAATTGTTTTCCCCCAGAGATTCGAACTCCGATTCAGTGGCTCAAAACCACTTGTCCTGCCATTAGACGAGAGGAAAATATTAAGGATGAGAAATCCTATATGTTGTTGGCACTCAGTCAAAGCCACTTATAACATTCCTTTCTCAAGGGAACAACATTTAGTTGCGGGGGTGGGAATCGAACCCACCTAGTCCAAGCTTATGAGACTTGTGTGTGCACCAGCTCATCTTCCCCGCAGTTTATTGTAGCCCGTACGAGAATCGAACTCGTGTTTCTAGGTTGAAAACCTAACGTCCTAACCGTTAGACGAACGGGCCATTTAGCGTCCTGGGGAGGATTCGAACCTCCGGCCGAGCGGTTAACAGCCGCTAGCTCTACCACTGAGCTACCAAGACATTATGTTGTCTTTCCAACTGTCATCAATTTTGATGGGCTCATCTGATAGTAAAGCTACCTAGCACTTGAGATTGAAACTCCTTGTACCTCGGGCGAGACTCGAACTCGCAAGCGATGAAGCCACGGTTTCTAAGACCGTTGTGTCTACCAATTCCACCACCAAGGCATTTAATCTTATGTCGTAAATGTACGAACAATTTTTCAATTTTCCAAATCCTTTCGCGGATTTCTTTAAGAAAATTTTATTTGGGTGATTAGTGAGGATCGAACTCACGGCACAAGGGACCACAACCCTTTGCTCTACCTACTGAGCTATAACCACCATATTAAAACCGACCTAGCTCGGTAAACACATCGGATAATTGGCACGGATACAAGGATTCGAACCCTGAACTGCGGTTTTGGAGACCGTAATGATACCATTTCACCATATCCGTATTTGAGGTCAGTATAGGATTTGAACCTACATACCACGATTTTGCAGATCGGGACCTTACCAATCAGACAACTGACCATTTGTAGTTCCTAAGAGATTCGAACTCCTATCTCCCGGTTCGTAGCCGGACATTCTATCCATTGAAATAAGGAACCATCGACTATTTTACTAAAGCATCAGCAGCATGTGTTACTAACGCACCTAATGATTTATATCTAACAGTATAACCCATTCCCTCAACCAAACCTACTGCTGATCTTAATACTTCATTTGATTTATATCTTTTATCTGGGTTAAGGTCAACATCAATATATTTAGCTCTTGGTAAATCTGCTAACCTTAATTTTTCAGCAACTTCAACTGATTTCCAAACTTCATTCATTAATCTTACTTGTCTGGTTCTTTCAATTGGTGTTATCTCTTTACAGAATAAAACATGAGCCCCATTTCGTGGGAAATACAAAGCCACTACTGTTGCATACACTGTTGTATCTAAGTGATTTTGAGAGTCACATCCTATAAGGATTTCAACTTCTGGGTTTTCGTTTAGATATGACCTGACATAGTCAACTAAATCGATACTTTTTCTGTCTCGTAGTGTTTTGAATTCCATAGCTTTTTGTTAATAAATAGTTTTACATAGTTTTAAATTTTGGCGGAAGGCAGAATAATCGAAATTCATACTCGAAAGTACCACTCGCTTAGCAGGCGGTGACAACACCCTGGTTGCTTTACCTTCCAATTGTAGTGATAACGAGACTCGAACTCGTAACCTGATGCGTATAAGGCATCTGCTCTTACCATTGAGCTATATCACTATTAAGTGGAGAAGATAGGACTCGAACCTATAACCCCCTGCGTATCAGGCAAGTGCTCTAACCAATTGAGCTACAACTCCATATTGTGGACAGAGAGGGATTCGAACCCCCGACGCTTGGATCTTCAGTCCAACGCTCTACCAACTGAGCTACCTGTCCATTTTTGTGGGAGCAGAAGGATTCGAACCTCCCATCCATGCAGATTACCGAATTTACAGTCCGGCGCCTAACCAACTCGAGCATTACTCCCATTTTGTCCCTCCTGCTGGACTCGAACCAACGACATCTTGTATGTAAAACAAGCGCTCTACCAACTGAGCTAAGGTGGGAAATTGTGACCCCATCGAGACTCGAACTCGAAACCCCTATATTAAAAGTATAGTGCTCTAAACCAATTGAGCTATGAGGTCGTCTTTTTTTCCAATATGTCAAAGAACTCAAAAAAAAACCCGGCTTTTAAGGGCCGGGCTTCGTTTTATAGTGTTTTATTTTAAATCACATTACTCAACAAAGCCCAACATGGAATCTTCCTTCACCGGTGCAAACCAAATGTTCATCTGAAGATTATATATACTATGTTGACGCATTGTTATTGAATTTTAAAAATGTTTATGATAAATATGTTAAATTTTTTCTTTGTCGCAATAGAGGAAACGATCCTCTAAAATGTCCAACTTGCGTGTAAAATTAAAACGCTGAGATTATACGTTTATGTGTTAGGTCTTTTGTCGGATTATTTATTCCCTTCTTATCCACAAGCTTTTGACTTGTATCCTAACAATGCCGGTTATTTAAGTGAACCACTCTTTAAGTCACCTGTATTGGACTACTCTCGCTATACTCCATCTGTTCAAACTTGCGGTCTGATAAGCCTCTGCCGAGGTTACAAATTTTTCAAACGAATCACTATCGGCTTGCGACCTCTAGTGGCAATGGACAACCCATTACTATGTAGGCATCTTTCGTCCGTGACTGGCAAGCACTTTTGCTTTGTAGTTATGAATTTGCATTCCTAATTGCAAAGTGTTGTGACGTGGATGAGTGAAAGTAGTGGCTTACCGATTTAGCTTTCCCACCTTTTGAGCGAGAAAATACTAAACTACTCTCTGAGATATCCCTACCTCCATACTTTAAGATTACTTCAAGTCTCATGTCTTGGTAGACTAAGGACTAGGTAAATAACAGCACCACCTGTACATTTACTTGCCTTTCGGCTTTAAGTACCCTTTGATATTGAATAACGCAATTGTAAATCTGGATGGAAATACTTCTTGCAAATATTCTACGAGTTATTCTTATTGTCCTTCCGGACTCAACCTAACGACCCACATCGCTAAGTCATTCAATCATTTCGCTACGGAGTTACCCTCACTACTTCAGACCAAATGATATCTCGCTTGTCTACTCGAGCTCATAACAACCGAAGCTGTTATAAACCGCAAACTACTTTGTCATGTAGTTCACTTTATCCCCCTTTCGAGGTTTATTTAACGACCATAGACGGCCAATATCTTTTTATCAACTTGCGTTGAATGGATATTTCAATAATTTAAAGAACGTTTTGTTTTTCAATTTCTATACCGTAAATATACGAACAGGATTTCAAACAACCAAGCTATTTTAAAAATTTCTTAAAAAGCTTTTTGAGCGATAGACAGGACTCGAACCTGCAACCCCCGACTTGGAAGGACAGTGCTCTACCAATTGAGCTACTATCGCATTGGAGCGGGAGACCAGGTTCGAACTGGCGACCCTCAGTTTGGTAAACTGATGCTCTACCGACTGAGCTACTCCCGCAATATGTTAAAGAACGTTTTCTTGAGCCAGCGATAGGAATCGAACCTACAACCCCCGCATTACAAGTGCGGTGCTCTACCAGTTGAGCTACGCGGGCAAATAAGCCAATTACTTGGCTACTACTGTAGTATCACCACTTACGGTATCAACTACAGTTGAATCAACAGCACATGAATCACATGGTGTCAATTCTGGTTGGGTGGCTTCTGTATTATTAGAACATGAAGCAATGGTAGCAACTGCTACAAGGGCGAAAAATAGGTTTTTCATTTTTATTTATTGTTTTTTTATTTATTGTAAATATAAGAACTTTTTTTCAAGCAACCAAGCTAAAATCAAAATTCTTGTGGTCCTGCACGGGCTCGAACCGTGGACCTACTGATTATGAGTCAGTTGCTCTAACCTACTGAGCTACAGGACCTAGTATCTCCGATTGGATTCGAACCAATGACCTACGCATTAGAAGTGCGTTGCTCTATCCAGCTGAGCTACGGAGACGAGTCAAGCGGAAGTGGTAGGATTCGAACCTACGGTACCCTCTCAAGTACAACAGTTTTCAAGACTGCCGCGATCGACCGCTCTGCCACACTTCCATTATGTTAAAGAACTTTTTGTACTGCTGGCCGGAATCGAACCGGCACGACCATCACTGGCCAAGGGATTTTAAGTCCCTCGTGTCTACCTATTTCACCACAGCAGCATATATCTAAATATATTGAGATCCTTTTTCTTCGCAACTTTCAACATCCCAATCTTTAGCTCCTACTTGAAGGCATTCAAGAAATGAAGCATTTGGAAATTGTTCTTTGTGTTTAAAAGCAGACCAAACAACTTCTAGTTGAAGACCATAACGATCAGCACGTGATAAAATCTCATCACATTCTATATTGATAATAGCTTCATCCATAGCTTTAAGCTCTAACTGAAATTGGTCTTGTGAAATAAAATCTTCCATAACTTTTATTATACGTAAATATACGCTGTAAATTTTAAGTTTCCTAATTAATTTAATGAAAAAGTCAAAGCATTTTGAATTGCATCTTCAATATCATTATTATAATCCTCAAGCATATCTTTCAGTGCTTGATTATAACCACGCATAAAAATAATTTCATTATCTGTATATTCGCGTGAAGGCATTACCATTTCAAGACGATTGTCTTCTAGGGCATCTAATAGGGACTGTTTAAAATTTGACATAACCTTAATTTTTATTTCTTATTATGGGGTGAATATACGAACGAAATTTCGCTTCTCCAAATTTTATACGGAAGGTTTTCCAAGAAGGATTTTGTGTGTTTCTTTACCACTGATGTAACGTGTGTAAGAACCATCATCTTGAATATCTAAAGCTTTACCCTTCATTACTTTTTCAATAGTATCTTTATCAGTAACTACAGGAACACCTTTAGCAAGTAAGATATCTTTAATTCGACCTGATACTTCAATAAAATTGCCTGGGGTTTTAAGTATGTCTACTTGTTTATTGATAGTTTTAGACTTAGCAATAGAAGAATTATCATGACCCATAGCAACCATTTTATTACCTGCTGGTTTCTTTTTAGATACCACTACAGCATCAATTTCAGGATCATCGTCTATATCAATAACTTCATAATCAGCATCACCTTGTGTGCCTGTTACATCACTTGCGTTATTATAATTTAAATTACCGCCAATTGACGCGTAAGCTGTGTTGATTAGATTAAAAATATCACCGGAAAATTCCTCGGTTTCTTTTTTATCAAGATCAACCCATTGGTCTTTAGGTAATTCCTCTAGTAATGGATTATTTTTTAGATATGCTTTAAAATCAAATGACATATTAATCAGGATTTGACCAATTTTTATAAAAATCAGAAAATGCGTTTGATTCGTCTTTTAAACCTTGTTGCATTATAGTAATGAATTGTTTAAGTTCTTTAATGCTAATTGAGGGTTTATTTAAACTTACATCAACAGCGGCACGACCTGCTATTCCAGTATTTCCTCTTACTTCTGCACCTAAATATTGGGCTATAGGTTGAATAGATCTTCTATACCCACCAGCAGTTGAGAAATAATATTTTCCACCTTCTGCTTTTATAGTAATAGTTTGAGCAGATCTACCATCATAGTATCTATCATCTATTCCACTATTTGGGTAAATGGTGTAATTATCTTTACCAAAACTTGCTGGGGCTACTTTTACACCTAATTCTTGTTGTAATGCATCTACTTGGGGATCTACTTGTTCTTCTTCATGAAGTTTACCCTCAGCTAAGTATTTTTTAAAATCGAAATTACTCATTAGTTCACGTATTTGTTATAAATATGCTCAAATTGTAAAAGCGGTATTCTATGTCCCATACCTTCAATTTCCTCAACAACACATTCAATAAAAGCATCATCAAGAATCTCTTTAGTAATCAAAGGATTAACAACATCATCTTCCATACCTAAAACAACAACTGGAGTTAGATAAATATCAGGGTCAGCATTGCTTAATTTATTGAATTCAGGATCAAATGAACGTGAGTGAATAGCAGGGTTAAAAGCAATAGTACTAATACCAAAATAATTACCTAACAACAAGGCAGCATGTCCACCCATACTAGAACCAATAATAACATCAGGTTTAAAAGCTCGAACCATTTTCAACAATAAATCCTCAACATAAGGATCAGCATAATCCATAGCAGGAGCATAACAATCAGATACCTCGTGGAGGAAATTAACTTTAGAACCAGTATTAGAACTTTCTAAACCGTGTAAATACAAAACTCTTTTTCTCATAACCTTAATTTCTTATACGTGAATATACGAAAGGGATCTGACAAAGCCAAATCCCTTCGCAATTCTCTTTTTATGCGTAAGCTAACTCTTTACCTGCTAGATCAAACAACTGTTGATTTAACCAAATATCAGTTTGTTTATCTCTAACATCATGAGTTAAATTTTCTTGAATACGATTAAATACCGTCCATACGTCGTTATCTTCGTCTTCTACGCGATTTACGCGCAGTAATGCGTTTGGATCGAAGTTTTCATCGGTTTCGTTGAAACGTAATTTCGCTGCGTTATACGCAAGATTTCGCATTTGCTCAACAGTCATATTTTGTTGTTTCCACGCATTAATCTCAGCAATAATATTTTGAGCTTTATCATTCATACTATGTACAAAACGATCTAAATCTCTATAGTTAATTTCTGTATGTTTAATCTTTTCAGTTTCAGCGTGTTCATCAAACCTAATTGCTCCGTTAGAACATACCATTCGATATGCTCCTAAACCCATTGAAAGAGGTTGGTTACCTGAACAGCTGTTTGAGATAGTAATTGAAGAATATGCTTCATCTTTACCTTGTTTATTTTTAACAGCGAAATCTGGATGAGTCATTTGAACGTAGTTGTTTGTAATCTTACGAGATTTCTTATTACGTTGTTCATCAACTCCATTAATTAACCAACCCTCTTTTTGTAGTTTTTGAACTACATCAATTGTAGGAATATAAAAATCTGGTTGTTTGATACGCTGAACTTTACTAATGTAATTAGGATCAAGTGTGTTAGCAAAGGCTTTTGCTTTGTTCAAATCGTTGTTTACTGGAATAAATTTGTAGTTCATATTATTTATAGATTGGTTTTACATTTCCGTTTTTATCGATTGTATACGATACGGGTTGTTTTAAATTATTTGCTTTGTTATAATAACCTTTTTTAGTTGAGGTACCTCCTGAACAGCTCATATATTATAGATTTAAGTTACTAATTAATCTTGTTTTTCCATCTCGTAAGCGTAATGTACACCTCCGTTATAGATTGAAAAGAACACTTTAAAATCTTTATCGCAATCACGGTTTTTGCTAAAATACAATGAACGCTCTAAACCATCTTTTGAACGCTCAACATGACAAAAAGCATCAACCATATGTTTCAAACGATTCGAACCAGCAAAATCTCCAGCTTTAGTCATTTGTTGAATATTAATAAAGGTAGTGTAATAATGTTTAGAATTACCTCCTTTTTTATGCTGATCTTGTAAGTTCAAAAACCAAAACTCAGCAGCGCTTTCAGTTGTACGATAAGCATCTTTATACATTTCAAGTACTTCAGCAATTGAATCGATTGCAATTACATCATAACCTTCATTAAAAACATGCTCTAATGCTTCTTTAACATTCTCAGAATAATTTTTCAAAAACAATGTTTGAACACAAGCAAAATTAGGCATACGTTTGCAATACTTGTAATGAGCAATCTCATCCATTTCTCCACTTACAAACAAAACTTTTAAACCTTGAAGAGTAAGCTTAGAAAGCATATCAAGTACAATTGTTGATTTACCAGAACCAGGACCTCCAGCTAACATCATGTTAGTACCAGGCATTAAACCTCCTTCAGTAGAGAAAATAACATCAAGCTCAGTACCAGTAGTCATTGGTTTGAACAATTCATCACTAAAACTTAATTCATTACCTCTAAAAAGCTTGATAGAGCTAGAATCGAAATTAACTACTAAATTTTGTTTTGAGGGACGACCTCTTTTTACTACACTTTTCATAACCTTATATTTTTTTTATCAATCTTACCTTGTAAATATACGAACCGAATTTCGGGATTCCAAATCCTTTCGCAGAAATCTTCAAGAAGTTTTTGGCGCGCAAACCTTTCTTAACTACCCAAAATACATCTATCCGTATATACTCCAATTGATCATATCCACAATATTAGAAGTGGACTTATTGTCTCTTGAAACGTAAATAATTTTCTTAATAAATTGAGAACCAATTATATCTTTGCCGCGATAGTCATCGCCTATAATCATATAATCCGGCGTTATAGCGCTTATATGCGCTTCAAGTTCGGCATTCGATGCAAATGGTAAAACGTGATCTATATACTTTATAGACGAAAGCATTAAAACACGGTCTTGGAGATTATTGATTGGACGTGTAGGACCTTTATAGGTAGAAATACGCTCATCGGTATCAGTACCAACAAAAACAGTACCATTTGATCCAGCTAAAGTACGGGCGATACGGAAAAGTTTGATATGCCCCGAATGGAGCACATCAAACGAACCGTTAAGCCAAACTTGATTACCCTTCATAAACTAAGTTTTCACGTACTTTATCTAGGGCTTTAGCACCTTTGCTCCAACGCCAAACGGTACCTATATCCTCAATGTAATATTTAAAAAATACAGTAAAATTAATTGGATAAAAAGCCCCACCATCAAATTTGTTGAATGACCGTCCATAAATTGCATCATTCATTACAATACTATAATCATAAGGATTCAAACGAAATTTATTTTTTTCAACATAAGCAATAACTTGCTCATCCTTAAGTGGCTTTCCATAGACAGCCAAAGTTGGAATAAGAGATAGGAGTGAATAAATAGCAATAAAAATAAACAATGCGGTAAAAAATATAGACATAATATATAGATTTAATTGGGTGAACAATGATAATTAGGACTTGGCCTTGGATTACGCTGCAACGTATTCCAGGGCCAAATCATATAGTTTCTCGTTGATAACCAAGTCCTGTTTGAAGTTCTTGATTTTACGGGCCTTACGAGACTTAACACCGTACTTGTAGTTGAACATACCGTGGATCAATTTTTCCTGAACGACGTTATATACACTCCACAAGTCATTACCACGATCCTCGGAACGTGTTGGGGTAAGGAGATCTTGGAGATCAATCTGGATATTATCTAGATCGCCGAGGCGAACTTCTAAGGCTTTCTTTGCAAAATCGAGGGCTTGTTCTTGGCTCAATTCTACTTGGCGGAACTTGTTGAGTGACTCAACAGTAAGGGGGAGCTTTTCAACCATTGCTTTGATGGTGTCTTGAAGCTCTTCAAATGAGTAACCGTAATGACGGATTTTCATGTTTTCGAACTCACGGGAAGAAACAACCAAACCATTTTCACAAACCATACGGAACAAACCGGCTGTGAAGGTAAAGGCATTTTTACCGTCATGTGAATTTGTTAATAGGATTTGTGGGAAAACGTTGTCACCATCCTCTGCGGTGATCTGGATATCATTGTTACGGAACACAACTAAGTGTTTTTGGTAACCTTCGCCTTTACGGGCTTTAACTTGTTTAGCATCAACTACTCCCCAACCTAACAATTGCATATCGTCAATGATTTTCTCGGTTGAGATGTGAGCATATTTTTCACTTGTACCCGGGGCACCTTGAGTAGTGAAAATTGAATTTGCTAACTGGCGAATCTCGCTTTTTGTTCTGAACTCTTGATTTAAATTTAACATAACCTTAATTTTAATTATTTATTTATCTTTCTTATTACATGGTGAATATACGAACGGGATCTCGCTTCTCCAAATTTATTGTAAGAAATCATCAAAATCCTCTGTATCTTCTTCATCTTCTCTTTCATTCGGAATAGTACCGTCTTTTTTAAGTAAATCAAATATTACTCGAGCGGCAAATTCCATTTCGGGAGAAACTTCTTCTTCTTCATGACCCAAATCAATCAATTCGGATTCAATTTCAAACATATCTTTTTCAATGGATGAATTCCAAAAATGCTCATTTGTAATGTATAAATCACCATACATTACTGATGCCATTTCAATCAATACTGATCTTTGCTCTAATAATTCTTCTATTCTGTTCATAACCTTATTTTACTAATTTTAGTGTTGCTACTTTTACAATATAACGGTACTTATCATTTTGGATAGCACACGTGTTATCTCCTTCTTTA